CTAATGCAGCTCTTACAGAAAATATGCAGAGGGCTGGATTAAACTTAGGTATGACAGCTGCTCAGCAAGCAGGTGATGCTTTAACTCAAAGGTACAACTACTAAGATGGAAGATTTTTTTGATATTATCGGACTAGACCTTGGATCTGGGAAGAGAAATGTTGATTTAAAAAAAGAAAATAAAAAATTAAGTGAAGAGTTTCCAGACCCTAGTAAAATAACTGCTCAGGATATTGAGGATAAATATGGCTTTGATAATTTACCATCAAATTTACAAGAAATTTTAGGTGCTTCAGGAGAAAAGATAAAATTTGATTTACCAAAAGGTATGAAGCGGTTACCTAGCGGTCGTATAGTACCTAAAGAGGCTGTAACTAATCCTTTACTTAGAGCAGCAGGAGGATTTATAGATGAATATATTATGGGAGGTAGTACTGATCTTGATAAAATGGGATCAGGTTTAGAAGAATACAATTTAAAACCAGAGTTTATAAAATCAGATGATTTATCAAAAAGAATTTTAACTCCTATTCAACAAAAGCAAGTTCAAAAGGTACTACAAGAAGATTTTGGTAAAGAGAAGACCGCTACAGAAGGTATAATAGAAAATGTTCAAGCTTTAAAAGAAGTATATCCTGAGCTATCAGACATGGCTCGTAAAGAAAGAAGAAAAGCTGCAATAGATTCACAATTAAATTACATAGCCACTGAACCCATAAGACAAGCATTTTTAAATAGAGCTGCAGAGCAGGCAGCACAAAGAGGATTAAGAATTAGAGGAGCATTAGAAGCAATGCCTTCTAATATCCAAAACATAATGACTGCTAAACAGTCGCAACAATCTCTTGCTTCTTTATCGGAAGCTGAGAGACAAAGAGCCACCGCTGCACAACAAGATGCTGCGACTAGATTTGCCGGACTCGGCATGCAACGTCGATTTGGTTAATCTAAACTAAAAGAGTTACTTGAGGTAAACCGTTATGATGGGAGGAGGATCCCCACCACCACCACAGATAATATATCCACCAGCTGTGTCTGCAGCTCCAACAACGCAGGTTCCTACTCAGGCTCTTGCTGCTCAAGGAGCACTTAATGAAGTAAGTGGAAAACAGCAAAGGTTGAATATGGAGCTTGGTGCCCAGTTAGATAGAACTAACGCAGAGTTCTTTGCTGGTCAAGATATTAGGCGTGGAAAAGCTGCTTCTGCAGAACAACGTCTGACTATTGATAAAGCTGGAGAAGATACTCGTGCAACACAGAGAGTTGTCGGCCAAGAGCGTCGTGCTGAGATAGGTGAAACTGGTCTTCAATATAGAAGAGGATTAGAGACTGCAGGAGAACAAGATAGAGCGTTGACAAGAGAAACAGGTAAAGAGACAAGACAGACAGATTTGCAAAGAGAGATGTTTAGACGCTATAAAGAGAATAGAGATTACGAACAGGCTCAGAGCCAATATAGAACATGAAGAAATGGATTCAGACTTTATCTAACAAAGATCGTGAATCCTTTCTTGAATTTTGTAAAAAAGCCTCAAGTCCAATACAGATATATTTATTTGCCCGATTTTTAGGTTTCCAAGGGACGGTAGTGGAATGTAATGAATGGTCAATAAAAGAATTTAAAAAACGTAATTTTAATGAAGTTTTAGAATCTGAAATAGATAATATGAGAGTTGATATAAATAAACTTCGCGATGCTATTGATATGGGAATTGTAAAACAGGATATGGGTGCAGCAAGAATTGCAATGCTCCAGAAAGAATTACGTGGAGCTATAAAACAAATAGAAGATAAGAAAATTTTACAGGATAAACAAGGTTTAATTCTTGCAGGAAGGTCCTTTACAGGAAGCATCGATGGGAGTCTGGACAAAAATATTACAAGAAGAATCTTGAGCAAAAGTACGCTATGCTACGTTCATGGCAGGAACTAGTATTTATAGCGTCTATAGACGTACAGCAAGAGCAGCTGCAAAACAACAAGTAGTTAAAAAAACTTCTAATGTTGATGTAGAAAGAGCTAGAAAAGATTTTGCCTATTTTTGTGATGTTGTAGGGGGAAAACCACCTGCTAAGCATCATCGAGAATGGCATAAGTATTTATGTACTGGTGATGACAGTGTTTGTCTAAGAGGTATAGCCGGACCTAATATTGATATCCTAGCTCCAAGAGGATCTGCAAAATCTACAGTTTTAGGTTTGTATACAGCATGGGCAATAGGTGTTCATGCAACACAAAAATTACCTTTAAAAATTTTATATATTTCTTATACCGTTGATGTAGCTAGACCAAAGAGTGCAGCAATAAAAAGAATAATAGATGAAAGTAAAATCTATAAAGAAATTTTTCCAAAAGTTAAGATTGCTAAGGGAATAAATTCGAATGAATATTGGAGTATAGATTGGAAATTTGCAGGAATAAAATCAACAGGTGAAGAAGAATTTAGTGTTTGTTGTGCAGGATTAAAAGGTGCTGTTACATCAAAAAGATCACATCTTTGCATAATAGATGACGCAATAAAAAGTTCCGATGATATTAAGAATAAAGATATTAGACAAGCAATGGAAGATAACTGGAATGCAGTTATTGTTCCTACGATGTTTGAAGGAGCTAGAGCTATTTGTTTAGGTACAAGATTTCGACATGACGATATACACGCTAGAGCTTTCTTACCATCTAATGGTTGGAAACAAATAGTACAATCTGCAATAACTGTAGATAAAGAAGGAGAGGAAATATCGTATTGGCCTGATATGTGGAGTTTAGATTATTTAAAAGATAGAAGACGTATCGCTCCTGTTGCATTTAGTTTCCAATATCAAAACCAGATTGTACAAACTAGTGAATTATCATTATCTCCAGACTTAATTGTTAAAGGAACTATTGCTACAGATTTTGATGCTTTAGGAGTAGGTGTTGATTTATCTGCTGGAATTAGAGAAAGAAACGATTATACAGTTTTTGTTATGGGTGGAAGAGTAAAAGATAAAATTCATATTATCGATTGTAAGAGAGTAAGAGTTATGGGAAATATAGAAAAATTAGATCTTTTAATGGAAATGATGGAAGAATGGGGAGTTATCCACAGAGATGGTAAAAATTTATTTCCTACAGGAAGTTCATTACATATTTGGTCTGAAGCAGTTGCATATCAAGCATCATTGGAAGCAGACTTCAAAAGAATATGTCAAACAGAACAAGGATTATATAATTTAATCTGGCATCCTGTCAAAGGATTTCGCGGAGACAAAGTTGCCCGTTTTAGGGGGATTATGGGATTATTTGAGCAAAGAAAGATAATTTTTAATAAATATAGAAAATTTGGAGCTCTTACAGATGAGATAGTAAATTTTGGGGTTAGCTCACATGATGATTGCGTAGATGCTCTAGTTTGGCTATGTAATGGGTTAATGACTCGTGGAAAACTTGAGTTAGAGTATTGAGGATTTAAACTAGAAGTATTAACAATGCCAGAACCTTCTTTTTACAAACTTGAACTAGAGCAAGATGCTTATGGTTCAGCAGTAATTGCATTACCTGATGAGCTATGTCATGACATGGCACTACAACCAAATGAAAGATTTGATGTTGAAGTTGAGGGAGATGTAATTACTTTTAAACGGTTACATGCTGGTTATGACATTGACAAGTAACAGAGGTACCTAATTAATGGCCGAGAGTAATAGTAAATCTGTTTTGGATGAAATGATTAAATCCGTCATAACTCGTGACGGAAAAGGATCGGCTGATACTATGTTGGTCAGTTCCCATTTATCCCAAATGAAGATGTTTGGAATAAGACAGGGAGTTGAGTTTTATCCACAACAAGATAATTTTGGAACACAAAGATTTGATTTTATTCAACAGGTCATAAAGTTCAATCAATTAGATGCAAGGTTAGATGCAATATGGGATAGATTTTTATCTTATGGAAAAGGTTTATTTTATATAAGACCAACAAAAAAATCTTACAGAATTTATTGGTTTAATAAAGATTCTTATAGGACATATTATTCTCCTGAAGGTGAATTAGAAGAAGTCATTATTATTTATCCCTACAAGGTAAGATCTTCGAAAGGTTTTGCAGGTGTCGGTTTAAATACTGATAAAAGATATATGAGATTAAAAATAACTGCTACTGAAATAGAAGAATATCATTCAGAACAAGAAATAACTTTTGAACAAGAAAATACAAATTTTGCAACTTTTGATAAAAAAATTGTAGAAAATACTATGGAGTTTATTCCATGTGTTGAAGTATTTAATAATCCTGATGCTTTTGGAACTGATGGTTCAGGTGAGTTTGATTTTATAGCTAATCAGATTACTGCTCATGATGAGATGGTAAAAAATATTAGAGCTAACTTATCATTCTTTGGTAATCCAACTCTTCTATCTTCTAGACCAAAACAAGACATTGTAGAAAGCGATTCTGAAACTGCACAAAGACCTAGTATATCTAGTCAATCAGGTTTCGGATCTAATCTTGATTTATTTGGCTCTACTTATAAACAAGATCCTATAACAAGAGCACAGCCCGGATATTCAGGTAGGCCAGGAAGTGGAATGAGAGTTCCTAGAGTTATTGCAAATTTAGAGCCATCTGATCGTGTTGGATTTATTACTCCTAATGCAGTTAGTTCTGATCAGGCAAGATTCGCTGAACAATTAAGAAGTGAAATTAGATTAGCTCTAGGGGGAATAGATGATCTAAGTATTACTAACGTAACAGCTACAGAAATTAAATCTGCTTATGGTCGAGTTAGTGCTACTGCTAAAAAGAAATGTTTACAGATTTATCAATATGGAATTTGTAAATGTTTCGAATTAATTATTTTCCAAGAAGAGCAAATTTTTAGAAAATCATTGGCATTTGCTTCAGGAATAGAATATCCAAAATTACCAGAAAATACGGAAGATCCAAAGGCATTTGAAAAGTATGAAAAACAAAAAATTAAATATGAACAAAAACTTCAGCAAGCTGTTGAAACCGCAGTAGAAACAAAAGAAATACCTGATGGTGTTTTAGGACTAGCTCCAGACGGAGATAGAACAGTTCTTTGGAGATGGATGGGACCTGTTTATGAAGATACAGCACAAGATAAACTCAATCAATCCATCTTTACTAGAAACCTTCAAGAATTGGGGGTTGATAGTATAGAAGCACTGAAGTA